ACAATCCCACGCCAAGAACTACCAATACAATCAAGAGAGTAATCACTTCTTACTCCAATCCTTACGTTTCTTCGCTGGAGTCTTCTCGATGAATTCACGCGCGACTGATTCAGATGGACCGATTCCTTTAGATGACTTCCCACCATGCGCGATCATCTGCATGAATCGATACTGCTTAGCTGATTTAGCTGGCATTAGTCTGAGTCTTTAGAGATTTCTTAGGGTCCATTGATAGATCCAATTCTTTCTCTAAATCAGCTATCTCTTTTTCCTTCTCTTGCATCAATTGGAACTTCTTCCTGTCCTCAGCTTCCAACATCTGCTGTCTTACACGCCAAGGAATGAATGTATTGCCAATTGGTTTCAATTCCTCAGTTTTCTCTGAAGGAAGTGATTCTACTTGGGATGGACTCAATGCCCTGTTGAGTAATTCTCTCCGCTCTCTATTGCTCTCATCGAGCTGAGTGCGTAAGACTTCACACACTGGACACACCACCGGCTCAAGATTGAACCACTTCCTTAAAATCTCTGAAATCACAGATCAACCTCGGAATCAGGATCATTGAACACGACAGATTTAATTGCCCACATCGCAGTCTGTTCATTGTTCGTGATTGCGATTGCTCGTTCTCGCGAATTCGGGCACACTCCCTTGATGATCTGATCGACTTGACTGAATAGTTCTCTCAATCGAGTGATGGCTTCAAGTCCACGAGATGATGGCTTGTGATACGCGTATGGTTTGTCGATAGGCACTTTGTCCTCCGAAGTTTAGTGTCGGTAACGTGAGACAGGACGGACATTTTCATCAGAATCCACTTCTACTTTGTGCATATTCCGATAAAATGCAGTCCAATCATTACTTGAATTCAACTGTTGAATCAGATGTTCCTGTTTTTCAACCCGTTTGAACTCTTCATTTGATTCATCGAAGAATGATTCCGCTGCATCGACCAGATATCTCAGCCCATCGATGGGGTCATCACCTTCAAATTCTGCAATGTCCTCAGCTACTTTGTTTCCCTTTGGTTTATCATAGCTACATGCCTTGATTGCCTCTATCAAGATGGGACACGCATCTCGAAAGATCTGAAGTTTCGGTAAATTTCTCTCTGGTTCGACTGGATTGAATGAATTTAAGTAACTTTTGTACTCAGTCATGCCACGATTTCTCATGATCCACATGGCATACTCTTCATCGTATGGAACTACTTCAGTTGGATTGACTAACTTTGGCTGCCATCTCAGGTATTCGTGAATAAGGACTTTGCCGGCGATTCTACTTCCTGGACTATTATTACTTAGTTCGATTGAGTATCCAAGTTCCTCTTCAATCTGTTGCTGAATCGTGTGTTCTTGTCCACGATCCTGTCCTGCACTCTTACAAAATCTGATCAGTCTCGGGTTTTCTTTATCTATGTATAGCTTAACATGAGGTGCCCACTCGGCTATTTTAGTTTTCACCCAATGCTGTTCACGATAGATGAAGACTCTCCTGTTTGGACTGATTGCTGCATATCCAATCCATGTCATTGCACGGAATCCCCAGTCTCCTATTACAATTCGCGGCCACCACGTAGGAATCTCAAATGACTCAACTACATGGATCGCGTTATCTGGTTCATCCTCGAATTTCCTGTCACGAAATTCATCGAATACCTGCCCCTGATACGCATCCCAATCACCGTATAACTTAGCTTTCCTCTCAGCATCGATAGTGATGCCCATGAGTGACTGTTTGTACGTGGGATCGATGTGCGTGTTATCTTCAAGGGTCGAATGAATGTAAATCCGTTTGTTGCCACCACGTCCGACTATTTTCTTGCCACCTTTTGGATAGGGCTTAATGAATCTCTTGTAAGTCCAAGTGTGTCCGATTCCTCCGGGCATTCCTGCCGCGCGAATGATTGAGGGTAATTCCGGAACAGGACTTCTGACCCGTTGGAAACCGATATAGAGGTAGATCCATTCAGTAATAGACGTAAGTTCATCCGGAGTGAATAGATTGATCTGCATCGTGTCGTAATTATGTACATCATCTTCATTCTCACAGTGTCCAAGAAAGATCATTGATCCTTCATTGTGTGGTCCATACTTTGTACTGGTTCCAGTTCCAAATTGATCTTCACGCGGAAATGTCCAGCACATCTCAGTCTTATTAAGTGTCGCTCCAAACTTGCGATAAAGTTCACGAGATCGTGGTATGATTTCATTTCTAAGTTCTGGGAAAGTCCTACGCAAGAACACTTGTTTAAACTTGGGGTGTTCATGCCATCGATGAACAATCCCATAGAGTAACAATACGTCTGACTTACCTGATCCTGCTCCTCCTCCATAGAATGCTTCCTTTATAGTAGTTGGAATTGATAGGAATAGACTCTGCTTCGGTTCTGGCTTCCATTCATTCGGATTCCTTACAGTTAATTTAGGGATAATGATATCAGTCACTTGATTAGTCTGAATGATTAGTCTGAATGATTTGAATCAGAAGTAAAGACCACCCTGACCACTACCTATTCCAGCTTGTTGATTTCCCATCTGTTGCCTTCGTTGCATTAGTTGCTGCAACATATTCTGCTGTGGTCCAATACCTCCCGGCATTCCTCCACCCATTGGAATTCCTGATAGTTGTGAACCTATTGGTCTAGGTGCCTGTATTCCATTATCACCACGCCACTGCATATCATGCATTATTCCACCACCAGTAATTCCACCACCAGAATCACTTGATGGACCTTGTGGAACTTGTGGCATAGGAGACGGAGTCATCTGAGGCGAAGGTCCAATTCCAGGCTTAGGTTTTTGAGGCCCAAGTCCTGCCATCATTGGATTGAACTTATTAGCAGTCTGCATTCCAGGAATCTTATTCATGACTCCTACAGTCTGCTTGACTCCTGGAATCTTATTAGCTACTTTATTAGTAGCCTTGATGGGAGCCATTAATGCCTTGCCGAGTCCTGACATGAATCCCATGATTAGTCTCTTTTCAATACAACTAGAGTGTCCGCCGTCGCACGTATGAAACCCCCGTCTACTACTGCCGCTCCACCAGTCAATGTCACAGCTGAATTTAATGTAAAGGTGGATGTATTGGATTGAGTGATTGTAGGAGATGCCGCATCAGTGAATAGAGTACACTTGACAGCCGGCAAAGCATAGATCTGATTCGCCAACATCAGAGTAGGAGGACCGAGTGGAAGTAATTGAATAGGCATTATTTCTTCTCTTTACTTGATCCGATAGTATGCTCTGAATCAACTAGAATATCCTGCTTCTTGAATTCTTTAGTAGGAGTAGTAGGAACCTTGGGACTAACTGATTTACTTCCTAATCCCACAGGAGCAGAGCCATCAGTGAATGAAAAGTCCATACTGTTAGACAATGAACCGTCAGCAGTCTGAATCATTACAGGTACAGTGAATGGACCACTTACCGTATCCATATTCACTCCAGTAGTTAGCTCAGTTGAACTCACGAATACAGTAGGTTCAATTCCACCATTGAATACGATGGAATCACCTGACTTGAATCCCGTGCCATGGACATGCAGAGTGAATGATGGATCGCCTATCTCAGCCGATGATGGAGTGAGTGTTGCGACTACTGGAAGGACTGACTTAGGAGCTGATAGGATGAATGTGATCGCCGTGTATGCCTTCTGAGCGAAACGCGAGTCACTACACGCTACATTCAATACATCCATGATGAGACTCTTTCTCTCATCAGCTACAGGAACAGGAGGTGCATCACTCAGAAGGACTGGAGAGAATGGATCTTTGTATCGTGGCCTGAATTGAATCGGCATGATGTAACTCCTGTATCTGAATCTCCAATGGGAGACGGCATATCCAATGTAATGAGTCTCAACTACTCGGAGACTTCGATCACATCGAATGACTCTTCTTTCCTGAATTGTGGTGCGAAGATTACGAACTGCGGGCCTGAATTGTTTGAACGATTTGAATCAGATGATTGGTCTTCGGGGAGAAGATCCTTGATAATCCCTGACATGTTCTTAGCGATTACAGCTAAGTCCTTCGCATCAGTGTTATCTAATTTCTCTTGAGTAATTGCTGATAGAGCACCATTCAATGATCTGGAAGCACGTTTGATAGCTCGATCTCTTGATTTCCTGATATGATTTAAGATAGATGGTTTTGGTTCGTTGTATGTAGTTGTACTAGTTGCACCCTTTGCATACGCACTCACTGATGAATCTGATATGCCAAAGTCTCTAGCTAGACTTAATGCCTCATTCCTTCCATTCAAGAAATGTTCTTCAGCTAGAAGATTCCTCAAGGATTCAGGTACATTATTGTCACCTTCTTTCCTTCCTTTTGATGGTGTTTCAATAACCTGTGCAGAATTATTAGAATCAGATGGAACCTTTTTAGGAGTCCCTACTGATTTAGACAGTTTGTTTAGTTCTAATTCGAAGTCTGAATCTGAAACAATTCCTATTGGCATAGTTGTTTCCTTGCCTTTTAGTCTAGCACGCCTGTCAAGTTTTCTCTGCCCCGAAGGGGCCGTAAGTCGTTGATTCGGAAGGACTTGGGGGAAGTCGATGTGTATGAAATCGCTACATGATTATATATATTTTATGTATGTATGGAACTGATATATGAGACTCTAAATTATATACAATCCGTCTATGGAATGTGATTTCAGGCAAGCCGCCCTGACTACTTTGTCAAGCCACAAGATACAGGGGTGTACCCCGTCCCCGACCACTAGGGCTAGTAGTTGCCATAGATATCATCGACATGACTACCATCGAGGGCCAGGTATCGATAGTAACCATGTTTACGACGAAGAGCCTAGCACGTCGGCTGTGCCCGTGTCAAGCCCTTTCGACGGTTCTCGGATTCTGAAGTATTTTCAGAAAACTTCGTCCGACCCATTGACTCTCACCCTTGCACCTGCCATAATCATCAGGTCGGTTGGATAGGCCAGTCGCAAGACGTAAGAGCCAGAAGCCACTCCGACCAAGATAGCGTCTGAATCACGGCGCCATCCGCGGCTGACGGTATCAGCCAAAACGATTCGGAGAATGTATGAAGAGCAAGAGCGGTAAGGCAACGGCGGTCAAGGCATACAAGCAAAAGCTTGATTCGCCTGTCACGTTCACGTTCGATTACGAGACGTATGAGAACATCTCGGAAGTCAAGGCTGCAAAGGATGAGCCGAGTGATTCCGAAGTGGTGAAATTCCGCAATGCACAGCGCAAGGCGAACGCGCGTGCAAAGGCTCTCACCGCACAGCTCGACGCGATGGGAATCAAGAAGCCCACCATCGAGAACGACGAACAGCTCAGATTGGAAGAGATGTTCAAGGTTCTCATGAGTTCCAAGAAATACACCGAAGAGGCTGCACGCGAGCTGGCGTCCAGCACTCTCGGCATCGAATGGGACGACGACTCGGACGAGTAGTCTCTGACACTCGGCCCGGATGTTCTCACCAGCATCCGGGCCGACTCTCTTTCACCTGATATCCGAAAGGACAGGAAATGAAATGTAACAAAGGTCACGAGATGGTCCGTGCAGTCTCTGGCAAGATGTATTGCCGAGTATGCAAAATCAATACTCGTAAAAACCCCTCCCGCCTATCCGTGCCGAAACGATACAAGCGTTCGACCAAGCTAGAGCGAAGTATCAACCGAATGCAGTCTCTGCTACTTGGAGCAGGTTACTCCCAGGCTGCCGCCAGAGCACTCGCCATCGCCCTCCTGAAGTAGTCCGCGCCTGCGCGCGCATAATGTAGCTGTGCGCCTTTCCTGTGCAATCATATCATTCCCTGACATATTCTGCGAATCCTGCATTCTAGCTGTGCGCCCATAGCTCTGATAAGGCTCACAGAAATGTATTTACCTCCCTCTCCCCCCCTCCCTCTCTCTGGTCTAAGGGATGGGGGAGGTATATGTCCCCTAGGGAGGACACATGGCGTAACGCACATACATATATTAATTATATATTCCCTCTTCTTTTTTTTTTTTGAGTTTTTTAAGGATTGGGCCTTGACGACCCGACTTGACCCCCACTACCCCTATGTGTTAAGATCGGAGGGAGAGGGGGGCGGGGAGGGTATCTGGCACGCGGCAATCACTCCCGGTCAACCAATGTATATAGGAGAAAACATATGGCACGTAAGTCAGGAGCT